CTATTTCAACTGGATTTGAAAAGTTGGATGCAATTTATAAAGTTATGCCTAGTACATTTAATTTAGTTACTGGAATACCTAATCATGGCAAATCAAATTTCTTAGACCAAATACTAATGAATTTAGCAGAACAACAACATTGGAAGTTTTTTGTTTTTTCACCAGAGCATTCAACAAAAAATCATTTAAGAAGATTGCTTGAGAAAAGATGTAGGAAGCCATTTGATATTGGGGTTTATGAAAGAATAAATCAATTAGAATTAAATGCAGGTATGGACTTTCTAGATGCACATTTTAAGTTTTTAGAAACATCAGAAGACATACCAACTATTGATTATATATTACAAAAAGCTAAATCAGCTAAACAAAGATATGGTGTAAAAGGCATAGTAATTGACCCATTCAATCAGGTTTCAGCAACTAGAGATGTAGGCAAAAGAGAGGATGAACACATCAGAGATATCATTGCTAAGTGTCAAAAGTTTGCAAGAAATCATCAGGTTGTAGTTTGGATGGTAGCACATCCTCATAAGCTACATAGAAATGATGCAGGTGTTTTACCACCACCAGACCTTTATCAAGTTAGTGGTTCAGCACATTGGGCAAATATGTGTGATGTAGGATTAGTTATTCATAGAGATTTTGAGAACAACTCTACAAAAATAATTACTAGAAAAATTAGAGAGCAAGGTATTTATGGTGAAATAGGTCAATGTGAGTTTTCATTTAATTACAGGACTAGATGCTATGAGTAATGTAATTAAATATACTGTAAAAATTAAAGCACCATATAACAAATCACTTCAATGTCATAAGTGTAATGAATATGTTTGGTTTCCATTTTGGGGTTATGGATTTAAATCTAAATGTAACTGTAAAAGGCTATCAAAATATGAATAAATTATATGACAATGGATTGACTGATGAACAGCAAAAGTTAGTGGATGTTAGATATGAAGAGTTGATGGCAAAGGTAAAGGAAGTAAATCCAAAAGCTTATGAACTTTTGAGACAAACTAAACCATTAGACGAAAAGATATTTGAATTAGAAGAAGAAGAACAATTAGATATATTTGCCTGGGAAAAAGTCAATAAAATCAATGACTTAGATGGAGGATGACATGTTGAAGAACCCAGAGAAAGAAGATTTACAAGATAAGTTATTTCCTATTCCTTATGATTGGGAAGAGGAGTGGAAGGATATGCCAGAGTATCACAACTGGCAGGAGGCTGACCCAAAAATTACAGCTACATTTAAATTTAGGAATGAAGAGGACTTTCAAAGATTCAAAAATATAATTAGTCAGTATGGATATGATGGAGCTAAAGTATTTGATGGAGAACAATCACTAACAAAAAAGCAGGCATGGTTTCCACATAATGAACAGCCAAGATTTTATAGATATAAAAGTAAAGAACAGATGAACCCAAAGTATCCTATCTACATAGTGAGTAAAGGTAGATACGATATTAACCCAACATCAAGAGCTTTAATTAAAATGGGTGTACCATTTAGAATGGTTGTAGAGGAGCAAGAGTACTGGCAGTATTGTAACCTTGTAGGCAAAGAAAATGTATTGGTATTACCTAAAAGATATCAAGACGAATATGATACCTTCTGGAAGGATGATGACCCAAGAGTAGGACCGGGTCCTGCTAGAAACTTTGCATGGGAGCATAGTATTGAAGAGGGCTTTGACTATCATTGGGTAATGGATGATAACATAGATGGTTTTAGAAGGTTCAATCAAAACATGCAGGTCTGGTGTGAGAATGGATTTGTCTTTTCACTAACAGAGAAGTTTGCTGAAAGATATGAGAACTTAGCTCAGGTAGGATTTCAGTATGATAAATTTATACCTACAAAAGATTTAAGACCACCTTACACATTAAACACAAGAATATATAGCTGTCTGCTTATAAAGAATGACATACCTTTTAGATGGAGAGGTAGATACAATGAGGATACAGATTTGTCATTAAGAATATTGAAGTCTGGATTATGTACTATGCAAATGAATGCATTTCTTCAGGATAAGAAAACTACTACGAAAATGAAAGGTGGTAATACAGAGGAGTTCTATGATGAAGAAGGAACTAAAAACAAATCACAAATGCTTAAAGACATGCATCCAGATTTAGTAGAGTTGTCTTATAGATTTAATAGACATCATCACTTTGTAGATTACTCACCATTTAAGAAAAACAAACTTATAAAAAAGAAAAATATACATATAAAAGATGGTGTTAATGACTATGGGATAGAGCTAGTAAAGATATAATTTTCGTGGTATATAAAAAAGATGGAGCAAATTTATTTAAAACTTTATGAAATGTTTAACAAAATAGGTAAATACTTTTACCAGAAATATATAAATGAGAAGATGAAAAAGAGATGAATTGTTGGCATTGTAAACATGAATTGATTTGGGGAGGAGACCATGACCTTGAGGATAATGAAGAATATCTGATTGTAACAAACTTATCTTGTCCTGAGTGTAATTCATATGTAGAAGTTTACCTGCCTAGAGAAAGTGTTGGAAAGTATGAAACAATCAACTAAAAAACGATTGAAAAAAGTAGGAAGACCAAAAATAGAGCTAGATTTAAATGAATTAGAAAAATTATCATCTTTAAATTGTACTATGCCAGAGATTGCACATTTTTTTGATATACCATTAAGAACATTAGAAGACAAATACACAAATGATGAAAAGGTAAGGGCAACCATAGATAGAGGTAGGGCAGATGGTAAAATATCTCTTAGAAGGCAACAAATACAGATAATGAATGATGGTAACCCTACAATGGCTATCTGGCTTGG